ATCCTGCTTTTTCCATAGGTTCTAATAATTCTGAGTGTTTAGAAACCCTTATTCTCCTAATGTAAAAACGACTCTCAGGGTAATGTAATCCTGGAGTCGCTCCTGCAAGTAGTGAAACTGTTCCTGATGGTTTAACCGATGTTGTCTTTATAGAACGAGGAACAGCCATCCAATCTGAATACATCTTATCCCATTCCTGTATTACATCGTAACCATCGTTTAACCAATTCTTTAATTCTCCTAAACCTCTGCTGGTAATAAACTGAGCAACACCACTAACAGAACATCCAATTCTTCTGTTTCTTAACATTACTCTATTTGTATCGCTCCAATGAGTTCTACCTAATGTAACTGTTTTAGCATATAGATATGCATATTTAAGTGTTTTTGCATAATCTTCAAAACTCTCATGATTATGTGGAAATGTTTCTACTAAACAGCATAATTCATAACTTTCTAATGATTGTTCCAAACAAGGATTACCACCCATAACTCTGTGGTCTTTGTTGTCTCCACCATTTTTCATACGAGAGTATTTTCTCATATTATCTAACCATGCAAATCCAGGCTCACCATTATCCACAATTCGTTCGGCAGCTGCTGTATAATCCATACCCAATTCTGCGAATATACTATTATTAGATGTCCATCCATAAGTCTCTCTATGTTTATTTACTTTATAGTTTTTTAAGTCTAAGTACTCTTCCGAATCTGGATCTCCAAATACAATTTCTGCTGTTCTTCTAACATTACCAGCAACAACACATTTACCTATGAGATTCATTATATCTACAATGGTTGTAATTGTGATTGGTTCTCCACTATTTTTTTCTAATACCTTTCTTATATCTTCATGTACTTCTTCTAATGGTTGATGTCCACTAGCTACACCACCGAAACCACTAATAGGTTCTCCAGCAACTCTTATTTTTGAGTAATCAAAACTCACTGGCGCTTGACCATGAAAGTAACTTTCTAATAGTAGTCTTAAAGATTCTACCCAACCCTCACGAGTATCAGGTATTTCATAGACTTGTTCATCTCTGTCTTTCTGTATACCTTTTACTACTATCTCACCAGCACCTTTTGTATCAAATCCAACACCAACACCTAACATACTAGCATCCATTAGAAAACAAAATGGTTTAGCATAATCATCTTTTAGTGTTTTAGTTGATACAAATGCACAATTGTTTAGGGCGGCGTATAAACCCTTTTTCTCTGTGATAGGCGTTCCCATAGCCCACAGACCGCGTCCAGGAGGCAAGAATTTCATTGTAAAAATACGCTCATACATATCTTGAGCACTCTTCTGAGCTTGCCACGGATTCCACCCTAATTGATGTGATTCAATATGATTTTTTTGCATAGAGTAAGTTCCCTCTACAACTCTTTGTACGGTTTCCCACCAACGTTCATTTTTACCGTTTTCTTTTATACGAGAGTATGTTCGCATATAAACCAACTCACCTAAACCATTGAAACCAAACGGAGCTTTTCTCCGTTTATATTTATTAATAAAATTTTCTGATAACGTAAACTTTTCCATTAAACAACTCCTTTTACAATATTAAATATAATATATACGAAATCTTTATCACTCAAAACCACCCATATCTTTATATTTTTGAGATAAAGTTTTTCGTAAATACTCTTCTGAATTATCCATCTTACCTTGCGCTTGCTTACCACCTACGGTTGAAGCTTCATGCACCTGAATCAAACCTGTGTTGGTATTTATACTGGCAGGAAATGTAATACCATCGACTCCAAATCGATTTTTTATTACATGAAACCTACCTGTATTTGCAATCTTATCCTCTACCTTACGACTAACTGACATTACGAAATCAGCTGTCATAACTTTAGAATAATCTTCTGATACTTTAGTAGCATCGATTACATCCTCTTCCAATGAACTACGATTTGCCTGTGAAGCAGTCCATACTGGAATATCAAATTCACCAGCCATACCACGAAGATTTTCATAAGTCTCACCCGTTGCATGTCTCTTCTCTTTATAGAAAGTTGTAGGTTTCAAAATATCAGCGTAATCTACAATCACCGCGTCAGGTTTGATTTCCTGAATTTCCATTTGTTTGAGATGAGCAGCTAAAGTGTTTACAGATGCTGAACGTGTAGGATAATATTTGATAATTAACTTACCCTTTAATCCATCAATAACCTTCTGTACATCGTCTTGGTAAAACTTTATATTGGCAGTTGGTGTTCCACTAAATACAGTATCATATCTTAAACCAACATAAGACTCATTCAGTTCTAAGGTGTAGTGAACCACAGTTTTACCTTCCCTAACTAAGTGAGCAGCGAGAGCTTGTAGACACCAAGTCTTACCAATACCAGCAGGCGCGACTAACACACCCAACTCACCACCAGCCAATCCACCATCCATAACTGCAGTTACAGCTTCCCAAGGTGTAGGTTGTGTCACCCTAACCGACTCTGTAAGTCTATCTTCTAATGATATGATATAGTCATGCCCCAAATCTCTTTCACTACCAGCTTTCATAGCTGCATCAACTATGGTTTTTATCTCATCGTATTTCTTCTGTTCCAATAAATCCACAGCCTCTACGATAGCACCCTTCAATACCTGATTCTTACAAAAGTCTAAAGTCTCTTGCTTTACAAATTCTAAATCGGTAGCCTCAATATTTCTCCAAGCTTCTTTCAGATTTTCTATAACAGATACTTTGAGAATATCATCATCCATTTGTGTTATTTTTATTTTCAATACTTCTAATGTAGGGGCTTTTCTAAACTCATTGAAATATTTACTTACCTCTGATGATAACCATTTGTTTGCATCCGAATCAAAATACTTTGGTTCTAAGATGTCGCTAATAGTTTGAATAAATTTATTGTCTGATAATAATGAGGATATTATCTTTGATTGAAATGTCGGACCAAACTGATTAAAATTTTCACTCGCCATATAATTCTTTTCTCTGTTTTTCTTTTAGTTCCATAGTTTTTTTTCTACGATATCTCTCTCTAGCTTTAGATTGAAGAACTGCTCTATTTCTATGATAATATTCCATAGACCATTTTCTCTGAGCAGCTTTCTTCTCTTCTTCTGAGTTATATTTACGCTTTCTTCCCATGTGTTTTCTCAGCCATCTGATTTAATTTAGCAAAACATTGAACCAACCAACTATCCATATTTGGTAATGTTGCAAATAATCTATCTTCTATGAATCTTTTTTGAAATTGTAACTTATTTAACCTATTTATAGGTTCTCTTATTTTATCTAATATTTTTGTTTTAGCAGAAGCGCTGATATCTACCTCGCTTAACTGCATTAACATATAGTTTCTTTTCAATAACTCTTCACTTTCTTTGAGCTTGTCATCTTCATTAATAATGTCATCTATATTAAGTATCTTATCTTCCAGTAAAAAGGGTAGTTTTTTTTGAATAGTTTTCAATCCCCAACCACGAACTCCATTTATGTTATCAGATTTATCTCCATCGATTGCTCTGTATACAGCAAAGTTATGAGATGGTATTCCATAATCTTCTAACACCTTCGGCGGATCGTACATCTTCTTCTTAGTTGGAGACCAAACTGATACTCTATGATTTACTAACTGTAGAAAGTCTTTATCTGTAGACATCAAAACTATATTAGATGTTTTTAGAATCTGTTTCGTAACATAAGCCATCGTATCATCAGCTTCAATGTTCTCAATCGTAATTGTAGTGATTGGCAAATAGTCCAAATAGTCAATGACTCTGGTTAATTGCATAATCATAGATTGATGTTCATCTTCCTTAGTGTTAAAATCATAAGACCGATTTAGTCTTTCCGACATATTTCTACCAGCTTTATACTCTGGAAATACTTTCTTACGGCGGTTAGACCCACCTTTACCATCAAATACTATGACAGTTCTAGTGGGTCTGATTGTCCTTATAGCGTATCCGATTGATCTTAGAAAACCAACTATTCCCCCAACGTGAGCGCCGTCATCATTGAGAGTTGGTATAGCGCTGAAACATCTTATGAATGTATTCAACCCATCTATAATCAACACTTTGTCGTTAGGCTCTTCTGAGCCTAATTTACCGCCTTTGTTTTCTATTTCTTTAAGTATAGATAGATATTTAGCATTACTCACCCAAAACCTCTTCTGTCATCTCAACATCATCAATACCTAATTCAGCTTTATTGTATTTTAGTATTACCTTATCACAAATCATTTCATAACAATGAGCTTTGAATTCATCATCTTCTAATAGTTTAGCCCAATCCTTAGATTGAAACTTAACCTCTTCACCTTTATGATTTTCCATTGTATACCAAGCACCACCGACTTTTGCAATCTTATGCTCTTTCAATACCTGTAACCAACTACCCTCATCATCTACACCACTTTCAAAGTAGAGTGGAAACTCAGCTTTTCTCAAAGGAGGACCCAATCTGTTTTTGATAACCTGTGCCAGAATAGTCATACCAATTACATTCTTTTTACTATCCTTAATCTGACCTTTGTTCTTTAATCTGATACGGGTAGATGCGTGAAAGGGAAGAGCTTTACCACCTGATGTTGTCCAAGGATCACCGAACATTACACCAAGTTTCTGTCTCAACTGATTGGTAAATACTAAACCTATCCTCTGTCTACCAATCATCTGAGTAATCTTTCTCATAGCTTTACTAATCACAATAGCCTTTGAAGTAGCCCAACCATCTTTGTCATAGTCTGCGTTTAACTCAACCTTTGTGGTAGCAGCAGCTAATGAATCAACTAAGATAGTAACTAACCTATCCTTATCTGATTCTCTTACTTTGGTTACTATTTCTTCAATAGCCTCAAAAATATCTTCCACGGTTTCTAAATGTAGATATAACATTTTACTGATATCCACACCTATGACTTCAAGAAAATCTTCACTAACAGCAGTTTCAGTATCTATGTAAACAGCTACACCACCCTTCTTTTGAGTTTCAGCTAATAGATGCGCACCGACTAAAGATTTACCACTACTTTCTAAGCCATTCAACTCTGTAATTCTACCAACTGCAATACCACCATTAGGGCGATTTGAAATTGCTAAGTCTAACATTGTTGAACCTGTAGAGATAAATTCTTTTATGTCTGTAGGTGTTTCTTGAGCACCATCTAAGAAATATGCAACCTTATAATCTTTGAATTTTTTATTTAGGGAATCCGCTAAAACCCCAGCCAAGTCGTCTTTAACTGACATGTACATCTCCTATTAAATAGAGTGGAGCTGACTGGAATCGAACCAGCTACCTTCGCAGTGCAAGTGCGACGCTCTCCCAAATGAGCTACAGCCCCATCTACACTTTATTTACTTATTAAACAACTCATCAAAAGCAGCACTTGCATCCTCTACAGTATTTGCTGACTCAGCAGCAACTGCAGATACAGGAGCAGTTTCTTCTTTCTTTTCTTCATCATCTGAAGCCTCTGGATTTAACCATTGGTTCAGAACACCTGTGAGTTCTTCATATGAGAGTTCCTGATATAATTCAGTAATGTCTTTTTGATTATCCAACATATTTTCTAATTGTGCCTTATCCTCTACAATTGGAGTCTGATTAGGTTTAACACGAATAGAAGTTTTTGGAAATGAAGCACCACTTTCCTCAGCAGTAATAAACTCTACTGATACATCACGACCACTTACTGGATCAGTAATATCACCATAGTCTGGATCTGCAATTACAGAAAGTAATTCTTGATAGACCGTCTTACCAAAGCCCCAAAAACGAACACCTTGCGTTTCTTCACCACGAACAATTACTGGCGCAAATGTTCTCATCTTTGACTCTAACTTACGAGCCATTTGGTATTCCTCTCTGTTACCACTCGTTTTGAGTTTTTGTGCAAACTCTTCGATTGGATCAGGACGACCAAATGTGATTGGTGAAAGATAGGTTTTATTATTCAAGCCAAAATGGAAAAACAATTCAATGAAAGGATTTTCCTTATTGTGTTTGTAAGGTAATACTCTAATTACTTGTTTTCCTGGTTGAGGTTTCCATAGGTTTGAAGTCCTATTGTTTGTTGTTTGAAGCTGATTAAGACGCTTACGAATAGAATTAATATCCATTTGTTATTCTCCTTATTAGTTAATTGTCATTTATTAGTTACTTTAGTAACCATTAATATATATCACTTTATAAAGTGAAATACAATTTTTTTTAATCTTTTTTCCAATTTTTTACATCTATTATTGAATGTATTTTAGTTGGTATTTTATTTAGGCCTGAGTCATTTGTCAATAGTAAACTATTATAATAATCATCCCAAGGTATAGGAAATTTCTTATCTAATACACCATCATTCAAGCTTCTGATAACCTCATTAAGTGCATTGATTGTATAAAGCGTATTACTCTGTTTTTTTCTATGTAATGAAATTGTATTTGGAATGTCATCAGGATGATTATCATCCTCATATTCGACATTGTATGTGCATATTAATTGTGAGCTATCATTACCATTTTGAAAAACGTAGATTTTTTCATATAGTATATCATTACATTCTATGATGAGTTCTAAAACATCATCTAAACGATTTTTTGGCGTGAAAGTACAGAGTAGTTGAGTTTTCATACTTCACAGTACCCAAGTTTTTTGGTTGTTCTCGCCATACAGTCTTGATAATCTTGATCCCATTTCATTTCATCTGATATAGCTCCGCCAGGTCCTGTTCTAGATCTACAAGTCTGTGTAGCTATAACTTTACCATCTCTATCATATATTAAAGCTTTTATGGTTGAACTACCATCTTCCAGCTTATACTCTTTATACTTTACATCAAATCCGTCTTTAATATCCTCACCCTCTCCTAAACCTAAACATTCTCTATGAATTTCAGGACTACCTACGATAGCACAATCAAATTGTTCTAATTGATTCTTTTTCACACCCTCACCAGATGGTTTACCATCGTTATCAAGTTTGTAATATAAACCATCTTCACCTTTTTCGTATAAATTTCCATCAGAATCTTGTTTATATGTAGTGCCTTCATAAGTGCCATGTATTAACTCAAAATTTTGATTTGGTATTCCGCCTGGATTATGTCCTGTTGCAATATCTAAATGCATTCTATTAATTAAATCATCAATAAAAACTTGATCACCTAAAGTTGGATTAGAAGGATCTTGATCAGCACCAAGCTTATTTAACTCTTCTCTTTGTCTATTTAAAGCATCTGTTTGTTTTTCATAAAATGAATTTAATTCATTTCTTGTCATTGGTGGATTTTCTGGAGATTCACCTGTTATCTGAGACTCTTCAGAAAGTAGTCTTGTAATTATCTGTTGATCCTCCTGTGTAAGTTTTTTCTTATTTTCTAAAGTCCCTAAATATTTTTTAATACATTCTTTTATTTCATCTTTATTTTCATCAGGATTATCCATTAATTTTGGATCACATCCCGCACCTTTTAGTGCTATTTTAGCATACTTCCCCTTTGTTTTACTTATTCCTTTTGGATTTCCTGTTAAATCATTTGTCAATCTAAGATATATTTTTTCAAGCTTATCATCATCATTAGCAAATTTTTCTAAACGTGGTGCATAATTTCTTATATAATTAATTTGAGCAACTCTTTGTTTTTCAATCTCAGCCAAAGTGTTTTCTTCAAGTTTATCTACTTTTTCGTGATCTTCCTCTCTTAATTTCTTTTTAGCTGCATTACCATTATTCTTTACAGTTTGAACAGGACTACTATTGGACTGTATATCTGATGTTGTCATTTTATTTGAGGTGTGATTTATAGCACATTTTGGTGGATCAGAGCTATCATCTACCATAACCACTAAAGTATCAGTAGGATCTCCACCTCCACCTCCATTTAATATTACCTGAGCATAATTTTTTGGAACACCATTTTCATCTACTTCAACAGGTAAAGCTATTCTGTTTCCATCTTTGTCTAACTCAAATTCTCCATTTGGAAGTTTTCTAAATAGTTTATCCTCATCTCCGTCAAAAGGGATACCATTAACTTCCGTTACACCTTTTTCTTGTAAATGGTTGACAGTTGAATTTAAAGAACCTTTAGAACCACCAACGTGAGAAACCGTAGTTGATTCAGAATTCATATTTTCTCTTTTTATAGTCTCATTTACTCTTCTCTTTTCTCTACGAGCTGCTCTTATCATATGCTTTCTTTTTGATGGACTATTATTTTTAGATGCTTTTCCAAATTTTGTTTTATTCAACTTACCATCTAAACACGCATCTACATCATCAGGAGATTCATCCAAACATGCCATAGCATATCCAGTTCCAATTTCATTAGTAGCAGAAGATGTCGTGCCCGGCACCTTTTCTTTACCATTTAAAGCATTTGTTTTATTACTACCATCTATAGCATCTATACTTTCTTGTGATACTGGAGTATTTTCTGCTTTTTGATCATCTTTATCTTTTGGTTTTTCTTCAGGTTTTTCTTCAGGTTCATCATCACCTAATTTTCTTTCAAAATCATCTTTACCTTTTAATTGACCTGGATTTTCTTTATCATCTTCACTATCTTTATCATCTAATCCAGCAGCTTTAACAGCTAATTGTTTATTTTTATTTTTATCATAGTCATCATCGTATTTATATTGTTTAATGGTGTCTAAACTAGTCTCTCTACTCTCACCATCTTCATCTTTCCACTTAATCTTTTTATCCTCAGGAGCTTCGAGCAGTCTAAATTTCTTTCCTTTTAATAATTCAAATATCTCTTCATCACTCCAATTAAAATCCTCAAGTATTCCTTCAAGTATTATTTGATGCCCCATTAAGCCTGGATTAGGTTTTCCAGTACTGACTTCTTGGCCCCATTTTTTTAATATCAAAGCTTTATCTGTTATTTTTTTCTTCATATCGTTATCTCACCTTCCCTCGCAGTATACCATTTGCGAAACTGAGCTGGAGTTCCAACCGTTACCTTATTCTCTGGCACTATTTTTAATAATTCTGACTTATATGATTTAGTATCACGACTATCGTTTTTAAAATAATAATCTTCATAAACTCTTTTCAATACAAATGCATCTATTACCTTTGTATTGTAAATCAATATCTCATTCCAATAACTAGAGTTTTCTGTACCCTTTGTTCTCATACTATCGTGAACTCTATCCTTATGTTTTTTTAACAAAGCATTTGTAGTATCGATATATTTCTTGATGTGTTTTTGAACAATAGGTGCTAATTTTTTCTTAACCAATGCATCTTGTTCTTTCCATCCCAAATCCTTGTTTTTAGGATCATCTTCAACTTCTCCTACAATCTCATCTTCTATTTCTGTCCACTCACCATAATCAGGCAACCCAGCTTTTTTAATTACATTTCTTACTAATTGAGAACCAGTACCAAATACATGATGTCCTTGTACCCATCTACGACCAGTTCTATCTGGTACGGTATCAAAATCTTCATGCTTACGACCTAACAGTAATCCTTCAACATAAAAAACCACACCACCGCTACCAGTTTGTACTCCACGACCTTTTGCCAATCCAGACGATTTATTGGCTTTGGTAAATGTTGATATTGATTTTTTCTTACCAAGTATTTTTGATACACTTTCTATATTTTCTGGATTAGTAGTATGAAAGGCATTTACAGGTATTTTTCCAAATAAACTCTCTATTTGTTTTGGATACAAAGGGATATAATTTTGAGTCAATGTCCATTGTAAAGCATCTCTCGTGTGTGCTGGATACCATCGGTCATGTCTTAATGGTGACATAGCCATAGTTTCAGTTAATAAATCTTTTAGTTTAATCAAACGAACTTCTCCGTTATATTATACATTTCATGATAATTTGAACCTTTAGCTACTTTCACAGGAAACTTACCATTTTGTTCAATTACCTTTTTCGTCTTATATAAAAAATCCAATCCGTCTGGCAAATAGAAATCAAATAAAAATGAATCATAACTATATAGTATTATTTCACTTCTATATTGATCAACCTTTGGAATCAAATCTGTGAGCATCTTCATATTACTCTCTGTCTCTAAAAGCTGAATAAGGTAATTAAATACCTTATTTTTATTCATATCAGATAAATTTTTTCTATATATCCTCTTATTATAAATATCAGATTCTATAAAATTATTGGATTTGTATGATTTCCAAGTCTTATCTATATACTTTTGTACCTTATTAAAAAATGGATTGATTTTTAGTACATCATCGGGTATATGCCCATATAAATACTGAAATGATAAACCTTTAGCTTCATCATAACCCACACCATAAAATTCAGCCATATGTTTGTGAACCGAACCTTTAGGAAATTCATAACCTATGACATCTCCTATTAACCTTAGATGATAAGCATCATAATCCATCTCAACCAACATACCATCCTTACCAAATCTACTTATAAACTTCTTACGACTTCCATCTTTTTTATTGAGAGCCGCAAAGTTCATACCACCAAATCTATTAGATGGTCGACCTGTAGCAGTATAGGGATTGTATTCTGAATGTACCATTCCATCTGTAGTCTGTAAACCTCTACGCTCTATATATTGTAAGTTATTCAATACCCTATCATTGTAATCATCATAATACTTTTCCTTATTATAGAAAGCGCATTTCTTAACGATATTAACAACAGTTCTACAAGCTTCTAAATGTTTCAGTATAGGTATGATACAATTTAAATCAGGCTTACCCCAATTTACTCTATGAAAATGTTCATGCGCATTGGTAATGGTGTCCTCTATAATCAAAGGTTCGTTTGTATTCAGATATGTAAGCATCTGTAAGTCTTTTATATCTTTGAATGGTGCAAAATGCAGTAACTTCTTCTTATCATAGGTGTATATCGTTTGATCTATGATTAAGTCATTTAGCTTTTCAATATCTAAATTATTAGTATCTGTATGTCTGAACGGAAGTACATACTCATAGGTTGTATCTAAACCTACAAAATACAGTAAACAAAGATTTGTTGCTAAAGGATGTTTGTTATCATCACATTGTATAGGTACAACAATAGATTCTTGCTTTTGTATGTCTGTATAAAAATCATCCCATTCTTTTTGAGATTCAACTATTACCAATTGTGGGCTTCACTCCAAAGTTTAGTAGTTTCGGGATACACATCGAACATTAAGTCTAATAATACTTTGGCATATTCTTGTATTTCCCATTGTGAGGTTTTTTCATTTCTTAGTTCTATAAAGTTCATTATTGCCTGAAAAGAAGCAGTCCAATATACTTCGGTGTATTGATTCAATGGTAGGATTATTCTAGCCTGCTCTTTTGCCATACCCGCATTTACCATTTTGTCATAAGTCATTCTAACCTTTCTCATCAAATCGTTATAAGCATCATCCATTCTCTTTTGTTGTAAATCATCCAATACACCTTCTGATGCTTGTTTGTTATCTTCTGACTGTTTTCTCCAAACCGATGGATTATAGTAATCGGCTACGGGTACATACCTACCGCTGATTTCGTTCCAAGCATGATCTTTTGCTGAACTGTTAGATGTGGTTTCGATTCCAACAACGTGTTTATACCATTGTCGCATCACAAACTCAGGAGCTTTCAAATGAAACTGAACCTGTAAATGTCTGAATGGAGAGTAATGTTTGTATTTAGCTAAATACTTAACTAATCTCGCATCTGATTTATCAAACTTTGTTTTTCTCTTACCGAATGATACACGAGCAGAATTGACTACTGTTAAATCTGATCCAAGCGAATCCACGACTTCTATAAAGCCCTTATCTAAAACTTCTTTTTTCATAATATAACCTTAATTTATAATATATATCTTAATAAATTCCCAAAATACAAATTAATATCCGCCGCCTCCGCCGCCTCCGCCGGAACCACCGCCTGAGCCTCCGCCAGAGCCACCGCCAGAGCCACCGCCTGATCCTCCACCAGAGCCACCGCCTGAACCACCAGTTGAACTTCCACCTGTTCCACCAGAAGAGGTAGCACCAGTTCCAAAATTTGCTGAAAATCCTAATTTTTTAAAAACTGCTTGTCTTATAGTCAATGTACTACTTTTTCTAAAGTATTGAAATGGTGATAAAACTTTTTTTAAATTAGGCATTGTAATACTTGCGATTTTTATTTGTCTGTTATTATATTTTCTAACTTTAACTGAATTACTTCCAAATATTATCCAATTACATTTAGAATATATATAAAGTGGAGATGATTTGTATTGTTCTTTAGATATGTCAAATGGTGTAGCATTAGGTTGATTTGCTTTTTGTGCAAAATATCTAACAAAAAAACGTTTTTTATAATCATTAGGTGAAGGTCCTTTAAATTCTGAAAATATATTTAAAACTTCGGTTTGTGAAACTTCAGAATACTTTTTAAAATCTGATTTGAATCTAGGAATTATCATAACATCTATATTAGCTCTTTCAACACCTAAAAAGCAATACTCCTTAAAATCTGTGGTGTAAACTTTATGATAATCCAAACCAGCCTCTACGAATTTGCCATTTTCATAAATAAATTCTTTTTCTAATGTTTTCGTATCATCACCCTTTGGTCTATCTATTCTAAAAATATTTGCGTATATATCATTTATCGAGTCTTTTCTATATCTAGTTTTACCCTGCTTTTCTTCTATAAGCTTATTAAACATTTTCTCATTTTGAGTTGGCATTTATTATCCCCTTATTCATCTATACGTTTAAATACATTAAAATTTCCTGATGGCCACCACGGTTGATCTGAAAATTCTATTGGTTTATCGCCTAATTCACTCATCGCATCACCTTTCAATCCATTTTTAGGATACCTAGCCGTTGGATTTGGTCCTGAAAATGCCTTACCTATAGGCAACCAGTCAATTCCATTTCCTTGTACCACTCCTTGCTTATATGTAGGAAGTGTATTACCTTTAAAAAGACCTGTTTTATCTTTCCATTCTTCAAAACCATCGTTAGCTTGTGTTACTGTTTTGTATATAGTTTCTCCTGTTTCATTTGGCTGTTCTATATATTCATCCCAAAACTTTTTTCTTATCCAAAAACTAACAGCGTTACCTATTAAACGTCCCGAATGCCTTCCATCTTTCCATGGTGATTGTTCATTCCAACCTTCACCATACCAACTTATTTTGAGAAATTCTCCTTTTGCATACCAAGGAGTTACTTTATAGAGAAAATTATAATTTTGAGCGCTTGTTCCTCGATAAGTAGAAAATAGCTTTTTAGGTTTAGGATTGGTATTTACCAAAGCAGCTTTTTTAGTATTTTCTTTTTTCTCGTTACTGATTATTTTAACCTTTGGGGTTTTCTTTTCTTCTGGTGGAATACAATACCATTGTAATTCAAAACTTGATCCGGCATTAGGACCTGTTGTTATCTCAACTTGTACTAAATCAGTTGAATATTCTTTAAATTGACCACCTTTTTGTAAGTTTATATGACCATATTTACTTTGATAACCAGCTTTTAATTCTTCTTCAGTACACTTAATACCCTTTTCTACCACAGGTTCTGGTACAGGAAAATTACATGGATCGGTTGGATTTTCATATCCCATTTTTCTTACCACACGATCATAATCTTTTTCATCTATTACATTTCCTCTTATATCCAAACCAAAGTTTGTAGCAGCGGGATCTAAACATCCATATATGTCTGGTTTTGGAAGATCGAATTCGTCAAGCTCTAATTCGTCTATTTGAAGCTCCACATCAAATCCTTCCTCTTCTGAAGATAAATCATCAGATGCGGGTTGTTTATATTCTCTTTCCACATCAACAATTATTGGCGTTTCAATAGTACTGCTTGCAATATTACTGTTGTTATTAGTTTGAACGTTTGATTTCCTCTTTGATTTCTTCTTTTTCTTTTTAGGTAGTGGTTCATAATTATCTGAACTTACATTTACAGGAAGTTGTTCTGTTTCAGGTGGTTCTGGAGCATCATATAAACAAGGTACTTCATCTGGAGCACTTATAACACGATATATGTTTTTCTCTACAAGCTCAACTAAAGTATGGAGCTCTCCTGTTTCAGGATGTCTTACTCTTGCATATCCATCTGGTTCATTGTCATCTTCAAAAATATAATTGTTAGCAAGTTGATCCACACAACCCCGAATAGGTACTGGTTGGTTTCTTCTCTCTGGTGGATCTAAGGATTGTTGTAAATTATATTGTAAATCAGTATCTTCTACTGGTTCTTCTTGTGGCTCTAAATAAGTGCAAGGATTACTCATATCCTCTTCTGAAACCTGTTGTATCGTAGCTTCTGGATTAAAATTTAGTGCTTTGTAACCATAAAAAGTTCTAACAGCACCTGCTTCAAGACCGTATAAAGCTAATTCTGCGGGATCTGTTAGCTCAACTCCTTCTGTTAGAAGTTCTCCGTTTATATCTACATTAGTTCCTGGTGTATCATCCATACAACCGTAAACGGTTTCAACAATAAGTTCTTCAGGTACCTCTTCATTTACAGTCTCAGTAGGCACCTCTTTTTGCTTTGGTACAAAAATTTCTATACCCTTTTTCTCTAATACAGAGTTATTCATCCTCATTTTGGTTGTTATTTCAGTTGTCCAGCCTGAATCATCTACTCGTTGAGTTAAACCAAACGTTTGAAAAAATGTGCGAGGACCAAGTATCGTTTCCGAATCTTTTAATTTTATTTCTTGATTGTATCTTGGTAAAATGTAATCTGTTTGTAAAATGTCACCAGGAGTTATTCCAGCTATACCATCCACCTCTAAATTTAATTCTGCAGGAATTAACCAATTTGTTTGATATAAGTTTGACCGTTTATCAAAGTTAAACAACTTAGCTCTTAAAACAGCCTCACCAGCAGAAAACAGTTCTATTCTAAACCTATTCTCTGAATCATGTACAAAAGAGTAATAAATATTTGTTATAGATTCTTCCATTAAATTATTGTTCAGAGCTTCAATCTCTGCTTCAATTGCTTCAACAGCTTCTAGCTCTTTACTGGTCAAGTTAGGATTCATATCATCCTCTTCCTCAAAACCCAAACTATTGGGGTCTCTCTTATCATAAAGTATATTCTTAGCTTCTTTGAGCTGAGCTTCTAATACTGCCTGATCTTCATAAATTTGTCTATTATTTTCAAATAGAGTTTGATCATCCCCTAATATTAAAAGATGTAATTCATTTTTAAAATCATCTAACCTTTTTCTTTCTTTTATAGCTGTTTCATCCGTAGAATCTACTTTTGGCTTTTCAACTGAGCTATTTGATTTTTCTGTCCATTTAGACCACCAAGGTGCATTCGGATTAATTATAAAGCTACCTTCTTTGGTTATTGAAGAATCAGGATTACCACTTGAATTGCCAACTTTATGACCGTCACCAGTATTGGCTCTGAAAGCTTTTTGTAAACCATCTAATCTAGAATCGGGTATATCACCATCATTTTCAAAAAAAGTTTCTAATTCAGGATAAGTATTAGTTGTGTCTATTCTAATTCCACCAGCCATATTTTTATTAGAACCGTAAGCAGCTGTAACAGCCATTGAATCTGGAATTTTAAAACTAAGATCTTGAGACTTTACCATACTGCCAAGTTTGTAAGCTGGAAACTTATACATGCCATTTTTGCTTACTTTGTATGAATTTTCTGTAAATC